TAGAGATAGACTTTGAGAAGAAAGAGAATCATTGGATTCCAATCGTCTCTAAAGACAAGACCCACCTAGAGTGTGTGACCGCGATTGGTTGCGGGGTGATGATGGTCAAGCGGGAGGTGTTTGAGAACACGCCGAGACCTTGGTTCTGGTTCGAGAAGATACCTGGCGACAAGTTGCTAGGCGAGGATGTGTACTTCTGCATCAAGGCAAAGGACGCAGGATTCGATACTTATTTAGACCACAACCTGTCCAACGCAATCGGACACGTTGGGTCTTACACTTATTCATGGAACGACTACAATGGCCCTAGCGACTTTCAGCGACCTCCAGACATCGGTAGCCAACTACCTAGGACGGAGTGACCTCACCAGCCAGATTCCTGACTTTATCTCCCTAGCGGAGTTGCGCCTATCCCGCGACATTCGTACCCGCAGGATGCTCAAGACCTCTACGGCTACTATGACCGTAGGCGACCCGACGGTAGGACTGCCAAGCGACTTTCTGTCCATCCGCGATGTGTTTATCCAAGGCTTGCCGAGAACGGTAGTGACCTACCTCTCACCAAGTGCTTTCTCTAGCAATTCCCGCGCAGACCAACAAGGTCTTCCCGTGTTCTACACCATGCGTGGCAACGAGTTAGAGTTCGCGCCAAAGCCTGACAGCGCCTACGTCTTGCAGATGCTCTACTACTACAAGCCCGTGGTTCTGTCGTCAGGCAATACTAGCAACGAGTTCTTGGCTAACTACCCAGACGCGCTGCTCTACGCCTCTCTCCTAGAGGCAGAGCCGTACCTTATGAACGACCCACGTACACAAACGTGGTCAAGCCTCTACAACCAAGCAATTGCACGAATCAACACCTCCGACGAGGAGAGTGAGTTTTCTGGTGTTCCCTTAGTTATGACCGTTACAACGAGGTAATAAAATGGCAGAATTTTCAGATTATTTAGAGGACAAAGTCCTAGACCATGTTCTCCGCAACACTTCTTACACATCACCCACGACGGTGTACGTTGGACTCTACACATCTGACCCAACGGACGCTGGTTCGGGTACGGAAGTCTCTGGTGGCTCCTATGCTCGCCAAGTCCTGTCCGTGACAACGGCTTCGGGTGGAATCGTTACCTCTAGCGCAGACGTTACCTTCCCGCAATGTACGGCTTCGTGGGGTTCCGTGGGCTACATCGGGATTCTGGACGCGGTTACTAGCGGCAACCTGCTCATGCACACAGCCTTGACGACTGCTAAGACAATCGACACGGGTGACATTCTCAAGATTACCTCTGGCAACCTGACCGTTACGCTGGACTAAATGGCATTACTGACCCTTGAAGAACTAGACCGCTTCGGGAGTCTGGACGATTTACCGTTCACGCTAGACGCGAACTGGATGGACTGCGGGATTCAAGGCCCGTTTACGCTAGAGCAATTAGATTACTTCAGCACAAGCATAGACGCACTAGCGTTTAGCCTAGATAGCCCCATCTGGACTTCGCCTGACACAGAAATCTGCTTGGTCTACGAACCCCAAGTCATTACTGGCGTGGGTACGGTCAACGCAATACCTGAGTTCTCCAAGACCGCGCAGGCAATTATTACCGCCAACGGTCAGGTGGTAGTTGCAGGGGTGCGTGAGCGTACTGTTAACGGTGCGATTGATAGTGCTGGTGCGGTATCCGCAGACGGAACGCTAACCAGAACGGTTGTAGGCTCGATTTCAGGCGCGGCAAGTGTGGTGTCAGACGCTACACGGACAAGAACCGTTGTCGGAGACATAGCCTCCGCAGGGTTTGTGAACGCCTCTGCTAACACCGTTGTAAGCCCCTCTGCGACGATTACTGCGGTGGGAAGTGCCACGGCACTAGCCACGAGATTGCGGACGGTTGTAGGCGATATTACGGCCTCTGGGACGGCTTCTGCAGACGCAGTAAGGCTCAGAATAGTAGATGGCGCGATTACGGCAGAGGGATTCCTAACCGCAAACGCTGGATTTGAGTTTGATGTCCACGCGGATGTCGTGGCTACCGGCACATTAGATGTGCTAGCAGGAATTATTTACACAGTTTCAGGGCAGGTGGCGAGCAACGCACAGCTTACTTGCACACTTTACAAGTTTGGCGAGGAATGGGTTTTAGTCCCTGACCAGCCAAATACATGGTCTGCCGCTAATGTTCAAAGCGACACATGGACACAGGCATCGACCAGTTCGGACACATGGACACCAATACCCGCACAAAGCGACGTTTGGACACAACAATCTTCGGGAAGTAACACATGGCAATAACAAGAGTTACCTTTGGAGAGTGGCTACCTGACCAGCCAGGGGTTATCGGTGCGCTGACCACGGCTAGAAACTGCTACCCCAAGGCTGTTGGGTATGGCCCGTTTCCGCAGGAAGTGGACTACTCAGACGACGCTCCACAGACGCTTACGGCTGCGGCTGCCGCCAAGGACACAAATAGCATCACCACAATTTACGCCGCAGGTACGACTCGGCTATTTAAGTTAGACACCTCAGACTTCTCGTGGGACGACATTTCTGCGACCACATACTCTGGGACAAGTGGGTGGAAGTTTACGCAGTTCGGTAACTCCCTGATTGCGGCTAACGAGTCCAATACCATGCAGTACATCGACGTTATGTCGGGGACTACATTTGCAGACCTAGCGGTAGACGCTCCCAAGGCCAAGTTCGTGACCGTGGTGCGTGACTTTGTGGTATCTGGCTATCAGTCGGACAACAAAAACCGAGTGCAATGGTCAGGCATTAACAACGAGAAAACGTGGACTACCTCTGCCACAACACAGGCTGACTTTCAGGACATTCCTGACGGCGGTTTTGTGCAGGGTGTCACGGGTGGCGAGTTCGGGCTAGTCCTGCTAGAGCGCAGTATCGTGCGAATGTCCTACGTTGGAACCCCGCTGATATTCCAGTTCGACAACATCGCTAGGAACCGTGGGTGCTTTGAGCCAAACTCAGTCATCCAATGGCAGGGAATCACCTATTTCTTGGGCGACGACGGGTTCTACTCTTGCGACGGGCAGAACCTAAAGAACATAGGCGCGGAGAAGGTCAATCGGTACTTCTTTAACTCGCTAAAAGAGTCAGATTTGGGCAACATGAGTGCCGCCATCGACCCAATTAACAACTTAGTGGTCTGGGGATACCCAAGCGTGGATACGGACTACCGCGCCCTGATTTACCACATCGCTACCGGAAAGTGGTCTTACGCTGATTCGTCTGCAACCCGTGTTGCTCCGGTTTCTACCCCGTCTATTACCTTAGAAGGGCTAGACGCTTTCTCGGCAAGCCTAGACGCACTAGGTATTTCGCTAGATAGCCGTAACTGGCTAGGCGGCAAACTGCTTTTGCTAGGCATCAAGGGTTCAAAGTTAATCACCTTCACGGGTGCGGCTAAGACCGCAACGATTGAGACTTCGGACATTGAGTCGCCAGCCAATCAGTCTATGGTTACGATGATTAAGCCAATCGTAGACAATGGGACAGGTAGTGCTTCTGTGGCTTCTAGGCTACAACTGAACCAAACCGTGTCATTTCCTACGGTTACGGCAGCCAATAGCGAGAACCGCATAGGAACTAGGTCTTACGGCAGATACCACAGGGTAAAACTCCAGCCGTCGGGCGATTGGACGACAGCTATCGGGATGGATGTAGAGATTCAACAAGCAGGGACTAGATAATGTTTCGCGTTCTACCGTACCAAGGTGGAGACCAACGGCAGATTTCCGAGGTGGTCAACAACCTGATGAACGGCAAGTCCAACAATACAGGGACGATTACGCTTGCCACGGGCAATGCGACCACGACCACCCTGTACGACGAGCGTATTTCCGTAGATACAAAAATTGTCCTGATTCCGTTCTCAAACGCGGCAGAAGCGGACTCTGCGCCATACGGTGGGTTCCAAGACGGAACCGACCAGACGGCGACCACAATCTCTGCTGCGTATGCAATGAAGTACGACACCACGGATTACACAAACGGGGTGTACGTCAGCAACGACAGTCGGATAAATGTAAGAAATGCGGGAATTTACGATTTACAGTTTTCGGCACAGTTTAAGAACACGACCAATGATGGTCAGGACGTAGACGTTTGGTTTCGTAAAAATGGTACGGATGTCGCAAAGTCCAACTCTAAATTTCACATCGTAGCCCGCAAGTCGTCTGGCGACCCTTCTCACTTAATTGCGGCGCTTAACTTTTACTTTGACCTAGCGGCAAATGATTATGTAGAAATCATGTGGCGAACCACAGACGTTGGGGTATCGCTAGAACACTTTGCGGCAGTAAGTTCGGGTGCGTTAACCCCCGCAATACCCGCAACACCGTCGGTAATCGTGACGATGGAATACATTGCCCCGCACGCTTACTCAAACATTTACGTCTCTGCCCAACAACAGGGACAGGCAACCATAAGCCACTATGCCAACGCTACGGCAGACAAGACTTATGCTTACATTTTGGTTGGATAATCTTTATAATAGGTGATATATGTCTTCATTCTCTAACATCGCTGTCGCCCAACCACAACAGGGTGGAACAACATTACCGACCGGAATGTTCGGCAACTTTTTTGGGTCGGCATTTGCTCCAGTAGCACCGGTAGCGACACAGCAAGTTGGACAGGCGGTTACACCAACCACCGCGACACCCACAGCGATTGCGCCAACTACCATTCCAGGCGGTTCTCCTAGTGAATTATCCCCCGCCCGTGGCGCAGCTAGTGGCGAGTCAAGAATTGACCCACGCCTAGCACCGTACCTCCAGATGGGTTTACAGAGGGCAGAGAGACTTTTCTTCGGAGAGCCACAGCCTAGCCTATACCCTGGGCAGATGTACGTCTCCCCAAGCCAGCAGACCGAACAAGCGTTGGCGATACAAGAGCAATTAGCGGGTGCGGCATCTCCGTTTATAAGCGCAGGGCAACAAGGCTACCTGTCGTCCTTGGGGCAGATTGGGCAGACCGCCGCAGGTGGATTTCTGCAAGGCAACCCATACCAACAGGCTATGGTTCAAGCCGCTGCACGCCCGCTTACACAACAATATGGGGAGCAGATTGTTCCGGGTATCGCAAGCCTCTACTCACGCGCTGGTCGCTACGGGTCAGGAGCGATGGAGCGTGCCCTTGGCGGGGCTACGGAAGCTTACGGAAGGGCTTTAGGCGACGTTTCTGCCAACATCATTGGTCAAGACTACGCCCGTGAGCGTGCATTGCAACAACAGGCGCAACTTGGACAGGCAGCGTTGGCTCAAGCCGCCCCAAGTTTCTATCAGTCTTCCTTTCTACCGGCTCAGACGTTGGCTCAAGTTGGTGCAGCGCGGGAAGCAATTGCAGCCAAACCGTTGCAAGAGGCAATCCAGAGATACCAGTATTCGCAACAACTTCCGTATCAGCAGTTACAAGGGTTCTTGTCTTCTGTCTACGGAACCCCGATGGGAAGCTCGCAGTTTGCACCACCACCATCAGAGCCAAAGACGAACTACCTTACGCAAGGTTTGGGCGGGGCAATGCTTGGTTCTCAGGTGGGAAGTTTGTTTGGCGGTATTGGCGGTCTTTCTGGGTCGCAGACAGGCGCAATTCTTGGTGGTCTAGGGGGTCTATTGCTTTGACCTACTGGTGTGACAACTCGGCGGTGTGGACGCACTACGGAAATGCGTCTAGCATTATTTTCCCAGCGTGGGAGAAAGCCTTTGCCGCCGTCATTAACCACCACCTGCCAAGCGTAAAGGACGAAGATTTACGCAGACGGATGATTAAGTTTGTCCAAGAGGAAATGTCTCACGCAAGTGCCCATGAGTCGTTTAATGATAGGCATAACCTCAAGGATGCAGAGAAGCAAGAGTTTGCGAATACCAAGATAATCCACCGCAGACCGGGGATGACTTTTTGGTTAGGGACTATGGTATCCATAGAACACTTAGCCTCCTGCATGGCAAGGTCTTACATTGACCGTTGGGGAACCAGAGAGGGTCGAGACTTTAAACTGTTCTGTTGGCACGCAAGGGAAGAACTTGGGCACAAAACACTAGCCCTAGACCTGTGGGATTACCTGGGACTGTCGCGTAAGGAATTACGAAAGATTGCCCGTGTTAACCAGAGGTATGTGATTGGATTCTTGTTAAGTTACACAATAAAGAAACTCAAGGAAGAAAAGTTGTTGTGGAAGGTATCCACATGGAAAGACCTAGCGGTGTGCTTTGGTTATGTTGGGTTCAAGATTGGATTGCCGATGCTTAGAATCTACCTACCAAAGTTCCACCCCAACAACGTAGACGATAGTAAATATGTGGCAGCGTGAACATTGGCGAGTTAGTTGCAAAGGACATAAAGCGGAACAATAAGAGCATCACGATAGAGGATGCGAAGAAGTCTTTAGCACTACACCGCAAGAACGGCGCAAAGTTTTACAGGTTCGGAAATACGATTTTTATAGTATTCAGGGTCACGGATTCTGCGGTGTTTTATCACACGATTAACGCAGATAGCATCAAAGAGTTCTTGCAAAACCTACGAGACTTCTTTAATGCGATTAAAGACAAAGAGTACGCAATTACTTACTTTACTGACGAGAGGTTGAAGTCGGTCTATTCAAGATACGGTGATGAAGTTGTGATGTCAGACGATAAAAGTCTAGGGACTCACAAAGGGATAACCAAACTACAAAGGTGGGAAAATGGGTTGGGTTGAAAAAAATACAGGGATTGACTTAACGATTGACGAGTTAAGCAAGCCGGTAAACAAAGCCGTAGAGGACATCCGTGAAGTCGGTAGAGATATTGACGATTGGGTAAACGAAGAAGTACCAGGTGGTTGGCTCACGATTGCCGCACTTGGCGGCGCAACTTACTATGGTATGCCTAGTTTTGGAGCAGAAGGTTTATCTGCGGCAGAGGCTCAGTTTATTGCGGCAGATGCAGCCCAACTTGCTAATCAGGGGCTTTCAACAGCCCAAATATCCTCTACCCTGTCATACGCAGGGGTTCCGGCGGGACTCGCAGAAACAGCCGCAACTTATGCTGGAATGGGTCTGCCAGAGGCAGAGATTTATTCATACATAAACAACACCATACCGGTTTCAGACGTTGGAAAGTCAGCTTCCAAAATTAGCACCACGGATGTGTTGAAAGCCGCGAATTCAATTAGTAGTTTAATGGGTGGACAGCAACAACCAACTGCAATCCCACAGGCGCAGCAAATGTCTCAACAAGCAACGCCGTCTGGGGTGGATTATTCTGGGGTGCTAAACCTGCTTGCGTCCCGCCAACCACAAACCGGATTGCTAGGAACGCAGTACCAACCAGACGTACCAAACCTCACGACTTTGTTAGGGTAAATATATGGCTACACTTCAAGAACTTTTGGGCGGCGGTTTACCGCAAGGGTTATTGTCTCCGGCAGAGATGAAAGCAGCAGAGCAGCGCGCACAAAACGCCTTGCTAACAAACCTTGGGTTTGCTCTGTTGCAATCCTCCCGTGGTCAACCTGGGCAAAGCAAGCCTAGCCTTGGACAGGTTATTGGTCAGGCTGGCCCAGTAGGATTACAGGCTTACCAACAGTCGTTTGACAAAACGCTAGCAGACACTCTTAAAGGCTTGCAGGTAAAAGACCTGCTTGCAAAGCGTGCCGACGAAGAAAGTATGCGTCAAGCACAAAGAACATTCCAATCAAGATTGGCTGGCGCAACGACAATGCAGCCCACTATGCAGGGTGTATTAAACACACAGTCAAACATCGACCCCGCAATGCTAGAAGGAATGTCGGCTCAAGAAGTTATTGGCATGGCTCCCAAGACGCAACAGGTAACAGACCAAGCCGCCGCAGACCGCGCAGTCATGGACTACCTTCGTGTAGCATCTCCGGCAGAGTACGCAAAGTTGGTTGCCAAGGAGCCCCGTGCGCTTCCATCTTCTGTTCAAGAGTATCAGTTTGCCGTGAGCCAAGGATTCAAAGGCACATTTGCAGACTACCAAGAGCAGATGAATAAATCTAGAGCGACAAATATCAACCTTCCAAGCGAAGGTGAGCGCAAGGCTGGGTTCTTGGCAAACCGAGTGCAGTTTGGGTTGCAACAAATGGCAGACGTTATTAAAACTAACGCCCCAGCCGCGTCTCCAGAGAAATTGCCAAGCCTAGTCAAGTTTTTAACGCAGTCGGACTTCTTGTCTAACTCTCTGACAAGCCCAGACCGCCAAAGGATTGAGGCTGCTCAACTAGATATTTTAGATGCGGCTTTGACGCTTGGTACTGGTGCGGCTTACACCCGTGAACAGTTAGAGGGGTATCGCAAAGCATACTTCCCACAACTAAACGACGACAAGACAACGATTGCTGACAAGCAAAAGCGGCTAGAGAACCTGTTGGAGTCGGCATACATTACCGCCGGACGCTCTGCCCCGAAAGTCGGACAGCGACCAAGTTTCTCGGGACAAGCAGCACCTAGCGCACCCGCTGCTCCAAGCGGAGCGCCAAAAGGAAGCCTTAGAAGCATTTTATTCCCTGATAGAAAGTAATTCCACATGGATGAAAATGAAGGGTTTTTTGTCAACACTCCTCCTGCGGACGCAGAAGTTCCGAGGCAGAGTTCTCCTAATTTGGAGATTGGTTATCGTATTCGCCAAGCACAGAAAGCAGGCTTTGGAGACAAGGAAATTATTTCTGAGTTAGCAAAAGAACTGCCAAATGTTAACCAGGCATTGAAAGCTGGCTTTAAGCCAACAGACATAATTAACGAATACCTTTCCTCAAGCATGGGTGTAGGGGAAGTGGCTTCTCGCGCAATCTCAAACATCCCGTCTTCTTTCGGTAGTATGGTTGGTAATGTCGTAGAAGCCGTTACTAGCCCGGTTCAGACCGCTAAATCGGTCTTAGACTTGGGCGCAGGGATACTGCAAAACGTCTTACCAGAAAGCCTAGTTCAGGCAGTCGGAGAAGATAAAGCCTCCCGTGAGGTAGCCAGCAAGGTAGGACAGTTTTATGCTGACCGCTACGGTAGCGTAGAAGGCGCAAAGCGGGCTATTGCCGAAGACCCTGTTGGGGTGCTAGCAGACGTTTCTACCATCCTCACAGGTGGCGCTTTGGCTACTCCAAGGGCAGTAAGTCAGCCACTTGCTAGGGCCGCTTCCGCAATTGACCCATTGGCGATTGCTGGCAGAGGGGTTCTCAGGGCGACAGAATTAGGCGGTCGTGGCGTGGCTAACGTGCTTGGTCTAACCACCGGCGCAGGAAAAGAGTCTATATCCAAGGCTTTTGAGGCTGGGCAACGCGGCGGTGAGGCGGCAGAGCAGTTTCGCGCAAACATTAGCGGTAGAGCAGACCCGACAGAGGTTTTGAGCCTTGCCAAGGCAAACCTAGACGAGATGAACAGGCTAAAGCAGACCGAATATCGCTCTGGGATGGTCAACATTAAAAAAGATAAGACGGTATTAGATTTTGCTGATATTGATAAAGCTCTAGAAAACGCTTTTAACAGGGTCACATACAAAGGTCAGGTAAAGAACGCCAAGGCCGCAGAAAAAATTACCGAGGTACAGCAAGACGTAGCGCAATGGAAGGCGTTAGACCCAAATGAGTTTCACACCCCAGAGGGTCTAGACGCGCTAAAGCAAAAGATTGGCGACACGCTAGAGTCTGTACCGTTCGAGCAAAAAACAGCACGAGCCGCAATCGGTGAGATTTACAACTCAGTTAAGTCCTCAATCCAAAAGCAAGCACCAACTTACGCCAACACGATGCGGGAGTATTCTGTTGCAAGCGAGCAGATTCGCGAGATTGAGCGTGCTTTGTCTCTCGGCAAGGGGGCTTCTGTGGACACCGCCATGCGTAAGTTGCAAAGCCTGATGCGGAACAATGTACAGACAAACTACGGCTCACGGACAAAACTTGCCCAACAACTAGAAACGGCTGGCGGTCAGGAGTTTATGCCAGGACTTGCGGGACAGGCTTTATCAAGCGTAACCCCGAGGGGATTACAAACTGCCACGGCAATCCCAACTGGGGCGTTGGCATACGGCATCGGTGGGCTTCCTTCTGCCGGTCTTTCGTTGTTGGCTGCTTCCCCACGCGCTGTTGGAGAGGCCGCTTATGGCGCTGGAGCATTAGGACGAGGAATTGGCGGTGTTACCCGTCGCGCACCATTTATTATTGACCCAAGAACATTTAACGCCCTATTTCAAGCAGGACAAATCCAAGGACAAACGGAGTAAAAAATGCCGAAGACCAAGATTTCAGAATACTCAACGACCAACTCTGCTAACACAGACATAGAAAGCATTAACATCGACGAGGGCTGCGCGCCTTCTGGGATAAACAATGCTATCCGTGAGTTGATGGTTCACTTAAAGGAGTTCCAGACAGGCTCATCTGGTGACCCTCTGACGGTCGCTGGCGGGATGTTCATATCTGGGGGTGGGTCGGCTAACACCTTGACCGTGACGGGGATTCTGACGGCTTCTGGGGGCACGATTCTGTCCTCTACGAATACTTTGTCAGGCGGGAATATCCTGTCAGGCACTAACACCATCTCTGGCTCGGCAATTATTTCCGGCAATATCAACTCGTCGGGAACCACAAATACATTCTCTGGCGGCAACATTCTGTCGGGTACGAATACGATTTCCGGGTCTGCGATTATCTCTGGGAACATCAACTCTAGCGGGACAAACACCTTCTCAGGGACGCAGGTTATCTCTGGTGGGTCTACCTTCTCAGGCGCAGCCAAGGGAACCCTGGTAACGGACAACGACGGCAGCTTTGACATGACCGCAGGAAACAACTTCTCCTGCACGCCTACGGGGTCGATTACGCTTACATTTACTAACATAACTAGCGGACAATCGGGTAACATTCTGCTAGTAAATGGTAGCAATTACACGGTATCTGCCCACGCCAACACGAAGGTTGGAACTGGCGTACTTACGGCACTATCGGCTACTGGGACGTACTGGGTGAGTTACTTCTCTAACGGAACCAATGTTTACATATCTGCGACAGGCGCGTTAGCATGAGCATAATTCAAGGTAATGCCCACACCTCTGCGGGGGGAGGCTTTAACGTAGAGCGCAGTCTGCGGTTTAACTCTGCGGATAGTGCGTATCTGAATCGTACTATGGGGGCCGCTGCAACTAGCAATACAAAAACAACTTTTAGTTGTTGGGTTAAAAGGTCAACATTAGGTTCTTTGCAATACATTTTTGCGTCATACGAAAACTCTAACGTAGCTGGTGGTATTTATTTTACATCTGGTGACATTATTTCAATTTACTTGGATATGTCTGCCGCAGGTTCAGATGAAACAACTTGGTCTACCACAGCAGTATTTAGAGATGTTTCAGCGTGGTATCACGTTGTTGTATCCATAGATGTAAGCCAAGCAACAAATGCAAATAAGGTTTTACTTTATGTAAACGGAGTTAGCCAAACCCTAACTGCTTCGCAAACAGGAACAATTGTTACTACGCAACGGCTGCTGGCTAACGGCGCATCCGACACTATTGGAAAATACTTTAACTCCTCTGGCTACGGCAACTTTTATCTTACTGAGTACAACGTAATTGACGGTCAAGCCCTTACGCCATCCTCATTCGGTGAAACAGATACCAACACAGGTGTATGGAAGCCCAAGGCTTACTCAGGAACATACGGCACTAACGGGTTCTACCTCAAGTTTGCAGACAACTCTGGCACGACCAGCACAACGCTAGGCAAGGACAGCTCAGGCAACGGTAACAACTGGACACCTAATAACTTTTCTGTAACCGCTGGTTCTGGCAATGACTCTTTAGTAGATTCGCCCACATCCTACGGAACCGACTCCGGGCTAGGGGCAGAGGTGCGTGGGAATTACGCTACTTGGAATCCTTTAGCAAAATCACTTCTCACGGGGACGTTTACCTTTAGCAATGGAAATTTAGATGTTTCTGATGCCGCTTCAAGTTATGGGGCTGTGTTGGCAACACTTGGCGCATCCAGCGGGAAATGGTACTGGGAAGTTACCTGCGTTTCTAGCGGTGGGTCGTCTGGCTATATCGGAATTGTACCTTCTAGTGCAACTGACCCAACAGTATTTGGATATCCCGGTGCTGGTGGGAGTTATTCGTATTCAACCAACGGGCAAAAGTTTACATCTAACTCTGGTACTACATACGGCGCAACATACACAACTGGCGATATTATAGGTGTTGCGCTTGATTTAGATGCTGGAACTCTTGTTTTTTATAAAAATGGTTCAAGTCAAGGAACGGCATTTAGCAGTCTAAGTGGGTCATTTGTTCCGTCTGTCGGTGATGGTGCTGGTGCTACTCAATACTCATGGACTGCCAACTTCGGTCAAAGAGCCTTTGCCTACACCGCCCCCTCTGGCTTCAAATCGTTGGTCACACAGAATCTGCCTACGCCTACCATAGGTGCTACTAGCACGACACAGGCGGGGAAATATTTTAATACTGTGTTGTATACAGGTAATGGGTCTACGCAATCAATTACAGGAGTAGGTTTTCAGCCTGACTTTGTTTGGGCGAAAGCACGATCAGCCGCTAATTGGCACATTCTGTCTGATGTTGTGAGAGGTGCTACTTCATATTTACATAGCAACAATACAGACGCAGAAGGTACAAATTCAGCCGTTATCTCGTCATTCAATTCGGATGGTTTTACTTTAGGTTCCAATGCAACAATTAACGGAAATGGAAACACAAATGTCGCATGGAACTGGAAAGCCAACGGTGCTGGCTCCTCTAACACGGCTGGCACTATTACCAGCACAGTCAGCGCAAACACAACTGCTGGGTTCTCGATTGTTACTTATACGGGTACAGGCGCTAACGCTACGGTAGGGCATGGGTTGGGTGTAGCACCGAGTATGGTGATTGTGAAGCAGCGTGGCGGCACCACAAACTGGACTGTGTATCACGCAGGTGTTGCTTCTGATGCTCAGACAGACTACTTGTCGCTAAACCTAACTGATGCGGCTATCGATAATAATGTGGTGTGGAATGATACCGCACCAACAACAACCGTGTTCTCTCTAGGCACTGGCGCAGCGGTCAATACCAATACCGGAACCTATGTAGCCTACTGCTTCGCACCCGTGGCTGGCTATTCTGCCTTCGGTAGTTACACGGGCAATGGTTCTGCTGATGGGCCTTTTGTGTTTACAAACTTTAGGCCACGTTACTTGATGGTGAAAGAAGCGTCTGGAACAAGTGCCGCATCAGGAAATTGGGTTATACACGATGCGGTTCGTGATACATACAATGTATGTGGTTTAAGATTGGTAGCAGATAACTCATACGCAGAAGGAACTGTAAACGCTTTTGATTTTCTTTCTAACGGTTTCAAACTACGAACAACAGATGTTGGTCGTAATGAATCTGGTGGAACCTACATATATATGGCACTAGCGGAAAATCCTTTTAAGTACTCCTTGGGGCGTTGATGGGCTTTCTAATTGACATGGTTGGGCAGAAACACGGCAGACTAACTGTCGTTGCCCGTGCGCCTAATCAAGAAACCCGTGCGGCGTGGAACTGTGTTTGTGAGTGCGGGAATAAGGTTGTGGTTGATGGCAAGAAACTACGCACAGGTCACACTAAGTCATGCGGATGCTATCGGACTGAGGTGTCGTGTCCAGCGCAGGGAAAAGCAAACACAAAGCATGGGCAATCTTATACAAAAGGTTATCGTAGGTTCCACTCAAGACTGCGTGAGATTGCCGAGATTCGTCAGCGACCAAAGTGGGCAGATATGGCAAAGATTCGTGAGATATATATCAACCGCCCAGAGGATTGTCATGTAGACCATATTGTTCCTTTGCGAGGAAGGAATGTTTGTGGGCTTCATGTTGAATACAATTTGCAATATCTTCCAATCAAGGAAAATATGAAAAAGCACAACACTTACAAAGGAGTAGATTCATGGCATTCCTCTTAAACGGCAACCCTGTAAACATTGATTCCGAAATAACCATAAATTCGATACGCTATCCGCACCTGCGTGACCCTGCCCTGCGTGAGCAGTTAGGCGTGACTGAGGTAGCCGACGCACCTGACTACGACCAAAGATTCTGGTGGGGCGTAGGCAATCCCAAACTCTTAAATGACCGTGAGGAAGTAGACCAAGACGGCAACCCTATGTATGTCAAGGTCTTGGGCGTGGTCAACGGTGAACCTGCAATGGTGGACTCGACAGAGCGTCTGGTAACAAAGGGACTCAAGAGCCAATGGATTGCACAGGTTAAGGACACGGCTGGCAAGATGCTTGCCCAGACCGACTGGATGGTAGTGCGTAAGGCAGAGCGCAATGTAGACATCCCCGCTACGGTAGTCGCTAAACGGGCGGCGATTGTGGCTGAGTGCGATAGGCTAGAGACTGCGATTGCGGCTTGCACCACAGTTGAGGCTTTAATTGCGGTGGTAGGCGCACAGGCTTGGGGTGACTAATGGCGACAATTGGCGAAGTTCAGGGTCAACTAGACACCCACGAAGCTGTCTGTGCTGAAAGGTATCTTGGGATAAACGCACGACTAAAGCGGCTAGAGCAAATCCTAATCGGCTCTGCTGGTTGCATAATCCTTTTACTGCTAAACCTGTTGACTAAATGACCACCATCGCTGCCAAAGCGTCTACGGGAGAGATTGCCGCAGACTCGATGGTCAGCGGTGACGACTCGTTCTACCTCGTAGAGAAACTCCGTAGGGGCCAGGAAAGCGTCTACGGGGGTTGCGGGGATTGGGATAAACTATTAAAGTTCTACAATTCGTTGGAGTCTGGGGCTGACCTAGACTCGGATACGGATGTGACCGTTCTCGAACTCAGAAGTGATGGCATTTGGATTTACGAGAGTACCATCATTCCTGCGAAGATAAAGAACGACTTTTGGGCAATTGGAACTGGGGCAAACTTTGCTATCGCTGCCATGCACTTAGGCTTATCTCCGGCAGAAGCAGTAAAGCTGGCGTGTCTGTACGACACATCCTCTCACGAGCCAATTGACGTAATGACTCTTAGCGGGAGGAAGCGTGGTAGCACTAAAAAAGGTGTCGGACGAGGAACTAATAGCGGCGTTTAAGACCTACGGCAGTCCACAGAAGGTCTC